TAATGCTATTGAAGAAGAGAGACGCGAACTTCCGTTTCGTGAAGTATGGCAAACTGGTCCTTTTGACGTTCTTCTTTATTATATTTTAGAGTTAAATAAACAGCTTGAATTTTTGTCCATATATAGAATAAGTATTAACAGAGCACTATTAGATGCTATTAATAAAGATTTATCATTAATAGCACATAAAATGATAGAATTATATGAACTATATGAACCAGGAATGCCATTACAATATACTAATGCCGATAGGCATAGACCACGCTTTAAAATTGAAATACCACCTTTAACAAGTCATCAATCGGCAAGATTAGCAGTAAGACCTAATTCTAGTCGACGACGAGCAAAATCAATATAATTTATTATTAATAAAATTTATATATATAATATTTTATTATAATTTTATATGTCTGAATTATCAACTGTTCAAGCTTGAACTAGAGCAGTATCAAGCATAATATTATTAAGCATAATATTATTTGATTCTTCTAAAGTGCCTTTAATAATCTCTGCCTCTTCCGGAGTGTTAGCTGAACCAGCAATAAATTCTGCCTGTTCGTCTAAACTAATATATATTTCTTCAGCTAGTTTGTATACTATAGCAGAATCAGTACCATGAGCATCAGTATCAGTATCAACAGAACCTTGAGCATCAGTATCAGTATCAACAGAACCTTGAGCATCAGTATCAGTATCAACAGAACCATGAGCATCAGTATCATTATCAACAGAACCGTGAGCATCCGTATGAACATAACCACGAGCATCAATATAGTTATAATCTGTAGCGTCCACTACATCACTAATAGTATTAGGGTTGTTGTTTAAGGAAACAAACAACTTTGTTAGAGGTTTAACAGATAATTTAAATGGGTTTATACGAGATAACATTTTACTCGACAATGATTTTTTGTTTCCGTTGCCTACTATATCTTGTTGTAATGCTTGTGCGACTACTCTATTGTTATTTCCAATAGCAGCTGAAAAAATAATATTTGTGGATAGAAATTCTTGCATATCAGGATTAAGTTTACCATCAATTAGTTGTGCAAACTTTTCAATTCTAATTTTAAAGTCTTCATAAGGTTGACGCCTTAGTATATCTTCAAGTAAATTAATTTGGTCAGGAGTAAACATTTCACGTAATTTTTTTTTTAATCTAAATATCTCCAGATAGTGTTCATTATTTTTTTGTAATAAGCTATAAATACTACGTGCCATAGATAGTGCTTCTCTTTGTTTAAACCATGAAATCATACGAACCATAGACTTATTGAGGATATTGCCGCGTTTTCTATAATATGGTCTTGTTTTAGTTGCCGTGTTATTATATCCTCCCATTACAAATAATGTTGCTAGTTCCCCCAAGCCAAAGCAACCGTGGTTTCTTCCGCTTGCACACCAGACGACTAGAATAACTATAAATATAATTCCTCCAATAAATAATCCAAGAAGAATCTCTTCTATCCCAGTGAGCCCACCTGATTGTATTTTTCTTGTTTTTTTATTATATTTTTTTACAAGCCGCATTGTATGTCTTCTATTTTTGTGAATTATTCTTTTATTAAGATAATAACTTACATTAGCATTTGTTTTTTTTGTTTTTACGTTTTTACGTTTTACAATTTGCTTAAAGCTTAAATTTCTTTGTTTTCTTGTTTTATATTTCATATTTATAAATATGAAATATAAAATAAGATAAAATAAGATAAAATATTATAAAGCTAAATCAGTTAACCGCTACACATTAAACATTCTTTATTTGTTTTTTTTGTTTTTACGTTTTACAATTTGCTTAAAGCTTAAATTTCTTTGTTGTCTTGTTTTATATTTCATATTTATAAATATGAAATATAAAAAAAATTATAACAAAGCTGAATCAGTTAACCGCTACACATTAAACATTCTTTTTTATCATCTTCGTCTTCTTCCTTATCGCCTTTATCGCCCTTGTTCTTAGGCTCAATAGTAAATTGTTGCGCTTGGTGCTTTGCTTTTCTGCGCAAATAATATATTCCTGTTTTCAGACCAGCCTTCCACGAATAAAAATGCATACTTGTGAGAATTTTGGAGTCGGGGTCTTCAATCCATAAATTCAAGCTTTGCGATTGGCAAATATAAGCACCTCTATCACGAGACATATTAATAATTTCTTTCATAGGTAATTCCCATACTGTTTTATATTTTTCCTTTAAATGTGGCGACAAATTTTGAATATGACTAACACTGCCTTTATTAGAAATAATACTATTTTTGAGCTCTTCATTCCATAGTCCTAATTTCAGCAAATCTTCTACTAAATATTTATTTACTAGCACAAAATCACCTGCCAAAGTTTTCCTGCTATAAATATTACTTGTAATAGGTTCAAAGCACTCATTATTCCCTAAAATTTGGCTTGTGCTAGCAGTAGGCATAGGAGCAACAAGCAAGCTATTACGAATTCCATAAGTCATAATATTTTCTTTTAACGTAGTCCAATCATAGCGCCCAGAACTAGGAGTAACATTCCATAAATCAAATTGTAGTTCTCCGTAACTCGCCGGAGATCCCTTGAAAGAGCTATATGCACCAATAAACTCGCTATCGAGATTGTCAATTTCTGCTTTAATGGGATTAACGCTAGCAAGTGCCTGTTCAATTAATTTGTCATTTTCTATAGCAATATGAATTGAGGCGTCACTAACATTATAAATATTGTATTCACGGCATTCGTCTTCTTCTGAAGTAAAGGTCCAATTATTTAAATAATATTGCTGTTTTAGAAATTTCATATATTTAAGTCGTTGTTTAGATAATAACATACTCTTTTCAAGTGCTGCATAATATATTGTTTCAAAGATTTTAATATTAATTTCTTTTGCTTGGTCTGAAATAAAAGCTAGGTCCATTTTAAAGAAAACGTCTGCTAATCCTTGAATTCCAATTCCAACGGGTCGATGTTTAAAATTAGATCTCTTCGTTTTTGGTGTAGGATAATAATTAATATCAATAACATTATTTAAATTAGCAACAACAACTTGCACAACCTCATATAACTTTTCATAATCAAAAGTCTTTGCTTCAGTAATATACATAGGTAAGCCTAAAGAAGCTAAATTACATACAGCGGTTTCTTTCGAGTCGGAATATTCAATAATTTCGGTACATTGAGAAGTAATTAGACCGTTAAAAATTCCAGCGTGTTTTAACTCCTCATTAAAGCAATATGTTTTGTCAATCCTTTTATTATCTACAACATTTGTAATATATATATTAGTGTCTTGAATAGCAATAGAAATTTCGTCTACTAACAATTTACATTTTTCACTAATTAATCCTAGTTTATTTAATAATAAAACATTTGAATAACTAATACTAATAAAATGATTATAATGATCTGTATAATTTAGCGCAACGTTTAGTCCACACGTTTGTAACATATATTTAATATTCATCATAAATTGTTTGCTATCATTATTAATAATAATTTTATTATAGCTGTTAATTCCAACACTATCTACAAATCCAGAAAACCACATTATTTTTGAATTTAATGAATAATTAATAGGAACAAATTGACCACCAATATTAAATCCAATAGCATAGGCATCTAATAGTACATTAGAATTACTAATAATAGGAAAACTAGATTCAATAATAATCATTCCATTTTTAAGGTCTTGTGCTTCAACTGTTTTAGTTGTATTTTGACTTTCATTTTTAATATAAAATTTATGATATTTAGTACAAGTTAATACACAACCATCACTAGTATGAACTTCTAGTAATTCACTAGAAGCACTTGTTTGATATACCGTTGTTTTACTAAAGCATTCTCCGTTCCAAACTTCTATTTCTTGATTTACTAAATCATCAATTCTTAAATGTCCGTCGCGTGTTAAAACAAGTGTTTCAGGAGCAACACATAAATTCGAGCTTTTAATTGTTCCAAGATTTTTCTGATTAGATTTAGCGTTTGCTGCATCTTTATATAATAAATAGGGCGTTCCTGTTTCCATTTGCGAATCTAAAATTTTAATCCATAAATCGCGCGCATTAATTTGCTTATTAAACTTGCCCTCATTTTCATATTTTGAATATAATTCTCTATAGGCTTCGCTATGGCAGTCACTTAGTCCAGGGCATTTATCAGGACAAAATAAACTCCATACTTTACTGCCTATAACTCGCTCCATAAAAAGGTCACTAATCCATAGCGCATAAAATAAGTCTCGGCATTTACTTTCTTCATCTCCGTGATTTTTCTTCAAGTCTAGGAAGTCTTCAATATCTGGATGATGTGGCTCAATATAAATGGCAAAACTTCCGTTTCTTTTTCCGCCCTGATCAACATAGCGCGCTGTTTTATTAAACACACCTAACATAGGTATTAGGCCATTTGATGTTCCATTTGTTCCTCTAATATATGCACCTGACGACCTAATATTATGAACGTGTAGTCCAATACCGCCCGACCATTTAGAGATTTGCGCGCATTCTTTAAGAGTGTTAAAAATACCTTCAATCGAGTCGTCTTCCATTGACAGCAAATAACACGAGCTTAATTGTGGTCGCGGTGTTCCAGCATTAAATAAAGTAGGAGTAGCATGAATAAAATATTTTTGCGACATATAGTCATATGTTTCTTTAACTTTATCCATATTTGACCCGTGAATAGTAAGAGCAACACGCATAAGCATATGTTGAGGGCGTTCAATAATAATTTTATTACAACGCATTAAATAAGCGCGCTCTAGTGTTTTAAAACCGAAAAAGTCAAAAGCATAGTCGCGCTCATAATCTATGAACGAATTAATAATTGCTTTATTGGTTTCTACAATATTCATAATGTTTTCGTGAATTAATCTAAAGCTATTATTATTAGTATCTCTGTAATCATACAGTTTTTTAATAGTTTCATAATAACAAGCGCTTGTATTTTTATGTAAGTTTGAAACAACAATAGCACTTGCTAATTTAGTATAGTCTGGATGCACTGAAGACATAGAGGCACATTGTTCAGCAGTTAATTCGTCGATTTTAGTGGTTTGAATATTATCATATAACTGATCAATTACTTTCATAGCTAATTGAGCAAAAATAATATGCTGCAAATTAAAATGCTTACCCAATGATTTGATGCGTTTCAAAATTTTATCAAATGAAATTACTTCTTTTTTTCCATTACGTTTGATAACGTGCATTTCTAAATCATTTGACTTAGTATTTCTCATAATAATATTAAATTAAGTTATATATTTATTATTAATTTAATTTTAAATGCTAATAATAAATATTTTACGGTGTAATTAAAAAATAAAATAAAATAAAATAAAATAAAATAAAAAATAATTAAGATTTTGTTATTTGTTATAGATTAGCATTTGATTAAACATCCAGATTTATAAAAATCGCCTTTTTCTTTATATTCTTCGTTTCTAGATTTTCGCTTATTATTTAGTCGATTTACATATGAACCATCATTTTTTTCGCTTACAAGAGCATTCCAAAATGTTTCGATATAAGGCTGAATATGTTTGAACCATAACTTATTTCTTAATACTAAAATACAACTAATAATTTCTAATTTCCAATATATATTTCTAACATAACTGTACTTTATATTTTTTTCAAGCATTTGATTTGTCCATTCAATATATTCGATGCTGTCTACATTATGTAAATTAAACGGAGCATATTCATAATGTACGTCCTCATTATTTATTGAGAACTGCATAATAAACCCGCAATGCTTATTAGAAGAAATATTAAGTTCATAATCTTCCTTATATTCTTCAAGGTCAGTATATTCAAGAAATTTCGTTTCTAAAAAATCACATTCATTTAAATCACATACTTCCATCTGTATTTGCATTTGTATCCAATATTCCATTTTAGGTATTCCATTAATCTCTCGCGACACAACATTTTTTATTTCCAACATTCTACCGTAAATAGCACTGTTTTCATCACAAATAATTCCATCGGGAGAGGCAGCAATATAACTATATTCAGAATGCGGAATACATCCAAATTCTGACACTTTTGTATTGTTTATGTGTTCATAATATAATACTGAAACAGGTTCATATTTTTGTCCCCAATGCATAGGCGAATTAAGATTATTATTTTTATACTTACTGGCATCACTTGGTTGACATTTTTCAATTATTAATTGAGATTGAGAACTTTCACTTATAAATATTTTATATATATTAGACGCTGTTAACGTGGAATTTCTGAAAACATACCATTCAGGAGTTCTTTGCTCGGGTTGAGGAATATTTTGTAATTTAAAAATTGTAGCTTTAATTTTATTATGATTAAGACTAACATTTCTAATATATGACTTTTTATATGATCTCTTAGGAATATAAAATTTGAAAACTATATTCTGACATAATTCAATAGTTAAATGTAATAAGATGATTGAAACGTCTTTGTCTATATTAAATAAATGAGCTAATAAGTCGGTTTCTATAAGATGCGCATAAAAGATATCATTTGTTTCCTCGTATATTTCATCATATAAATCATAATACATAGTTTGTAATAAATTTGAGTTAATATATTCCAACATAAATTCTATAATATTTAATAATAGTTCTTGGTAATATTCCATAATGTCTCTATTAGTTAAACATACTAAATCAGGGATCTTGTATTTATTAATCAAGTAAGATATATAATTAATATAATGTATATTCATAATTATAGTATAGTATAGTATACTATAGTTATAAACTATTATATTGTTTAAATTAATAATATAAACGTTAAGTCAATTTTAAAATATAAGAATTTAAAAATATTTTTAGTCATAAATTTTGATGGTTTTTGCTTTTGATTTGGTTTCCAAAGGTAAGCATTTTACAGTGGAAACATGCTTATCATCTTTTTTGAGAATAAAAACTCTTTCAATGTTATCAAAATGTAAATTAGGTATGTCGCTAATAAGACCGGTCTCTTTATCATAAATTACATCTTTAACTTTGCTTAAGGCTTTTCTTTCTAAGCATTTTAATAAATATTTTTGGCATTTGCTTGTTTCGTCATCGCTTAATTTAAACTTATTATGTAATGTATCTATATGTGCAATTAATTTTTTAATTTTTTGCGTTTTATCTAATTTACTCCAATTTTCTTTTTTATTTGCGCACGATTCGTTTTCTAAATAATTTGATAGTATATTATTATTAGTATTATTTATTTCGGGAACTATTTCTTGACCATTAAGAAGCATTGTTTTATATGCAATATTTTTTAATTCTTTACAATAGTCATCTTTATTTTTATTTTCTTTGATAGTATTATTTGGACTATTTTTATTTGCTTTTGTTTGCATTATATTAGAAATATTTGTCTCATTATTAGTATTTGATGTATCTGATGTATCAGAATTATCAATTTCAATAACATTTTTTTTACGCATAGGCATCAGTATTTTGTCTTAGTAATATATATAATTTTAATTTTATATATTAATCATATAATAATATAATATAAAACAATATTAATATAATATAAGTTTAGTAAGCAATGAATAAAGTAATTCAATATAGCTCACATAAAAAAATGGGCAGTAAAATGAGCGAATGCTCTATTGAGGAGTCTACGAAAAAAATAAATAATGAAAAAATAAAAAATGAGAAAAAATCATATATAGATTTATTAGACAAAGTGGGCACTAAAGAAGTTTCAAAAGACATAAGTAATGCTATTATTAGTATTTATGATAATTATGATATTCAGTTAGCATTAATACAAAAACTATATAAAGGCATCTTATTTTATGAGCAAAAATACTTTAGTCAAGCATTAAAAAATAAATTAGATTGTTATAAACAGCAAGATATTAAGAAAAAATATGATGACTATAATAATTTTATAACACTTGAAAATATTATAGAAAAATTAGTGACAAGCGAGATGTTATGCTTTTATTGTAACGTAAAAACGCTAATATTATTTAAAAATTCGAGAGAAGCTTGTCAATGGACACTAGATAGAATAAATAATTACGATGAGCATAGTAATAGCAATACAATAATATGCTGTTTAAAATGTAATCTACAAAGACGCCGAAAAAATAGCGCAAAATTTAAATTTTCTAAACAATTAGAACATAATTTAATAGTATTAACAAAATTAGACTAACCAATTTTGAGAATAAATAAAATTGACTTATAAATTAAAATAATAGCATTAGCACTTTAAAGAATACTATGACTACAAGATCAATGATTAAAAAACAATCAGAAATCAATAAGATTTTTGAAGTATTAAAGACTTGTGCTATTTCAAGCAATGATTACGTTTCTTCAAATGAAGCATTTTTCAAGAATGATAGTGATCGTCAACCATTTCAGCAATTTAATATGTTATTTATTAACGCGCAAATACCTGAAGGTTTAAATAGAAATATTAAAGTTATATATCAATTATTAGGACATCAAAAAAAGAAAATTTATTACGGTCAATGGACCATTATGAGTGTAGATGAAGCATTGAAACGTTATAACGAATTAGTAAGCCAAGGGCAAACCAATGTTTTTGATATTGGGTATAAATATGGAGGTATGGGATATATTGATGTATTAAGTTGTGATTTGACAAGCCATTTGCTATTTTATAGAGTTGATGGTGGGTCCAATGATTATGATAGATTATATAATTTAAACCAAGTAATTAACGACGGGTCACGCCCTTATGACAAATTTTATTTTAGTACTTGGTTTTATAATGTTTAGTAACGTTCTTATGAGTGTATCTTCTTGGCTTTCGTGATTGTAGCTTGTGCGATCTTTTTTTATTATTGAAACCTAAACTACGAGTACGAGTACTAAAACCTCCATATAGTATTGGTGGAGGTGGAATATATAGTTGAATATAGTATAATAACTGGTTAAATAGAGGTCCGGCAATTTCTGTAGTGAAAGGTACAATAACAAAAATTTTGTCACCCGCACCTCTGTAAGGTTTGTCGATTGTATCGGAAGGATATTCAGTACAACATGTTCTAGGCGCAATACCACGATAGCTGTAGATATACCTTTCAGTTGGAGAACGTGTAAGAACTATTTCACGCAGTAAGTCATAAGAATCATTAAAGTCTCCTCCAATAACTGTTGCTAATCCGTTATAAGTACCACCTAAATCACTTATAGCTGTTTGCATATATTGGCTAATTACAGGTCTGAGACGCGTGTCTATAACTTGTGCAGCATTAGGGCAATGTAAGTTAAGTAAGTTTGCGCGTGTAGTTGTTCTAACAAAAGAAAAGTTTCTGCCACTATGGAAACCGTCGCCTCTGTAATAGTTAACATGTAATCCAATATCATGCCCGTAAAAATCCGCAAATGCTCCTAATCCTGATTCTGGTGTATTCTTCCATATTGTTAATACTGTTGGGTATACTACTTTTTTAAACATTTGCTTACGTACAGAAAAAGATACAAAACAATATGATCCAAAGGTACCGGTCCTATAATATGAACCCAACAAACCAACTGAACCAGGTGAACCAGGTGAACCAGGTGAACCAGGTGAACCAGGCGATCCGGGCGAACCAAGTGGACCAGGTGGATAGCAATTAGTAGTTACTGGAGGACCAATTGTAATTGGTCCTCCATTTAGAAGTTCCAATAATGCTTGGAAGCCTCCTAAAAATTGTCCAGTTGCTGGATCAAAACTGTTTGGACCTCCATCACGCGGCGTAATATTATCTCTATCATTCATTTCTTGAAAAAACATTATATCTGGTGCTTGTGTGTCAAAAAAATGTTTTACTAAATTAGCTGCGTTTTTCCAATATTCTCTTTTATCGGTGCCTTTTATTTGTTCAAGAAAGAATTTTTCACTTCCATATGGGGTTATAGGACCTAAATCACTTACAAAACTCATATTATAACAAAATCCCGTTAAGAGTATTCCTTGTAGGTCAAATTTCATAAAAATAGGCTTATGGTCAGATGTTACTGAATAAAGAGGAGCCGCTCGTGGTTTTGATACAATTCCTTTTGTATATGCCGCTGAATCTTCTGAATCACCTGGTTCACTTGGACTTGTTGGACTAGTTGGACCAGTTGGACCACTTGGACCACTTGGACCACCTAGAACACTTGGACCACCTGGAACACTTGGACCACCCGGAACACTTGGACCACCTGGAACACTTGGACCACTTGGACCACCTAGAAGACCCGCATAATCTATATCATCTGAATCACCTGAATAAAATGAACCAGGACTTTGTCCTGGAACTTGTGGTGGTGGCACGGGCATTAATGGCTCTGGAAACGGTAGTCCTGGAGCTTGTCTTGGTTGTTGCTCTTTTAATGGTGTTATTTCGTCTAATTTTCTCTTATTCATAGCAATTCTACTAGCAAGTATAGCAGAAATTCTATCTATGGAAGGATTTCTCTTACTGGTCGTAGGAGTTTTTTTTCTAGCAATTCTTGCAGAATTAGGCATGTATCTAGCTATATAATTCTTACTTTGTTCATTTAAATTGGTGAGACTTCTACCGATTCTCTTAGCCATCTTATTCGACATATTGCGTGTTACTAATTTATACATTCTATCAGTAGACATTCTCTTTCTACCTCTTCCTATTCTCTTACTGGCTGTTATCTTACTAGACATTCCTCTTCTCCTACTTATCATTCTATCTATTGGTTTCATTTCATTTATACTAAACACCGAATCACTCATTATAATATATTATATAATATAAAAATATTATATATTATAATATATAAATGGCTAAAACTAGAAGAGTGAAAAAAACTAGAAGAGTTGGAGGGCTTTCAAAAAGGAGAGGTCGCGGTAAAGCAGATGAATTACCGTTTTTAATTAAAACTATGTTAAATAATGTTAGTTTAAGAAATAATGGAACTCAATTTTATGAAAAAGGTATTGTTGAAAAAATAGCTGCACATTTGCCTAAAAGAGATGTAAAAGGAGCAATACATAGAGCAGATAAAGCCGAATATGAGCGTCGAGTACTTGTTGCTATTCCTTTAAATGAAAAAATATTGAAAGAGCAAGAAGCAGAAATAAAACGTTTAGAAATGTCGGGTATAGATGGCCCTGCTCAACGAACGCGTAGTAAAGCAAAACCTGCTACAAATCCTGTGCTAGAAGAATTAAGATTAGAAGCATATCATACTAGATGGGTACTTATGCAGTTACAACATATAGCGCAACGAATTAGAGAAGGTAGAAATAGTGTTCCTGACGGCTACAGGGACTATGGTGAATTTCTTAGAGGTAATCCCGGATGGGATATGGAGCGAATGGGATATGTAACACGATTTAGACCACCTGGTTACGAAATTATGATGAAACAAAGGGTGAAGTCTAAAGCTAAAGCCTAAATAAAATATATTATTTTGTTTTTATATATTTTTTATATAATATTTAGATATACTATATAATGGTTAAAACTAGAAGAGTGAAAAAAACTCAAAGAGTGAAAAAAACTAGAAGAGTTTCGAGAAAAAAATTGAATTCAAAAAGGCGAGGTCGTGGTAAGGTACACGAATTACCTTTTCTAGTTAAAACTATGTTGAATAATGTTAATGTAAAAGCTAATAATGCCGAGTTTTATGAAAAGGGTATTATGGAAAAAATAATGACAATGGTTCCTAAAAGGGATGTAGTTAAAGCCCTAGCAACTAAAGCACTTGCAGATAGAGTTAAAGCAGACAAAGCCAAAGCAGATAAAGTGAATGCAGATAAAGCCGAATATGAGCGTCGTATTCTTGCTGCTCTTCCTTTAAATGAAAAAATTTTAAAAACGCAAGAAGCAGAAATAAAACGTTTAGAAATGTCAGGTCTAGATGGACCTGCTAGGCGAACGCGTAGTAAAGCACAGCCTGCTACAAATCCTGTGTTAGAAGAATTAAGATTAGAAGCTTATCATACTAGGATGGTGATTATGCGACTACAATATTTAGCACGAGAAATTAGAGAAGGCGAAACTACAGTGCCTAACTACTGTAAAGATTATTCTGAATTTCTTAAAGGCATGCCTGGCTGGGATATGGAGCGAATGGCATATGTAAAAAGGCAGAGACCACCTGGTTACGAAAATTATGATAAACTTAAAGCTAAAGCTGAAACCGAAGCTAAAGAAAAAGCTGAAGCCGAAGCTAAAGCTAAAGCTGAAGCTAAAGAAAAAGCTGAAGCTAAAGCTAAAGAAAAAGCTGAAGCTAAAGAAAAAGCTCAAGCTGATGCTAAAGCTAAAGCTGAAGCCGAAGCTAAAGCCGAAGCTGAAACTAAAGAAAAAGCTGAAACTAAAGAAAAAGCTAAAGCTGAACTAACAGAAGATATTGCAAAACTAAAAAAATTAGCACTGGAGCTATATAAAAAAAGTTCAGCAATGAAAGCGCGCGCAAAGGCAGATTTAATTCAAATGGCACGTAATACTGATAAAGAAAGTATGGAAATAATGCTTGAAAATAATTTTTACGAGTTAACTGATAAACAGCTTGAAATATGGATAGCTAAAGCTAGAACTAAAGCTAAAAAAAGCTAAAACATAATAGTTACTATTTATATACTTTTTTTATAATATATTTAGTAATATTATATAAATGACAAAGTCACGAAGAGCAAGACATAACAAAAGACGCGCTGGAGTAAAAAACAATACATTAAAAGCACAAAAGAAGGAAGAAGCTCTAATTCTAAAAGAACTAAAGGCACTAAAAGCAGCACAAAAAAAGGAAGAGGCTCAAATTCTAAAAGATGTAAAGGCACAAAAAAAAGAAGAAAAAGCAAGAATTAAGGCTTTAAAAAAGACTAAAAAAGCACAACCTAAAGTAGCGACATCTGCTGATGTTGAAAAATTAGCGCTGGAGCTATATAAAAAAAGTTCAGCAATGAAAGCACAAGCAAAGGCAGATTTAATTCAAATGGCACGTAATACTGATAAAGAAAGTATTGACATAATGCTTGAAAATAATTTTTATTGGTTAATTAGGAAAGAGCATGATCAAGTATGGCTAAATAAAGCTCGAGCCAAGCTAAATAAATAAATAAAGAGCTAAAGATTATAATGAATTCAAATAGTCATTAAATAATAAGTATTTATATTATATAAAAAATTATATAAATACTTATATAATATCAATTTTAATAACGCCATACTGGGCGTTTTTTAGAGGTTGTTTTTTTCGAAGACACCGCATTTGATATATTTGATGCAATTTTTTCTATCATATTATTTGTAATAGTTTTAATTGGTTCTTGATATTTTATTAACTTGTTTTTTGGTGACTTTGTTTTTGCTGAATTAGTTTTTTTTTTATGGCATTTATTGTCTCTACATTTTCTTGTTCCTACTTTACATCTTTTTATTAGATTTTTTCTTGTCCATAATGATTTTCTATAACATTTTTTATTTGCAGAACAACGATGTCTTGTTTTTTTGCATTTATTATTCATTGTTATATATTATAACAATATAAAAAAATTAATAATAATAATAATAATAATATAAGAAATTCATTATAAATATTTCTAAATATTTATAATATTTTATTATTATTGAATATTTTAATATAAATATTAGAATAGTCTGTATTATAAAATATATGTCATTATATATAGATACACAAAGCGATGTATTATTAAATAAATTATTAAAATTTTATAGCGAAAATACTAATTTTGATAAAATGATTAATATTATAAACGGGTCATCAAGCATATCTCTAAGAATAGTGGACTGGTTTGTTACAAATTACTCAAAAAAGAATTATATACAATATATGATAAGCAAAGATAACAAAATGGAAAAGGTAAATGTATACAATGATTATAAGCTTAAACTGAAAGCATATAGCAAAAAGAAATTTGATCCATTTTGTAGATGGGATAGAATTAATGTTCCATATAAAGAGGATAAGTTCATTCAAACAACATTAGGACAACTAAACTTTTTTAAATGGACTATAGAAAATCAAATATTAGAATATATTGAACAAAATTATAAAATAATTGAAAATGATATGAATTTAAGAAATTGTTGTTCTAAAGTAAAGAATTCTTCTATTAATTCTACAACGTCTACATCATCGTGTGAAAGTAGTGACTCTTATACTTCAAATTCTTCATTATATAATAATAATAAGACACGTAAAAAACGCGAAGAATTATCATCTAACGCATCAAGGTCAATAAATAAAGAATTTATAACTACAACTGTAGAGTTTCGTTAAATAAATAATATAAAATTCGTAACAATATAATAAGTAAACAACACAGTTATATATTAACTATGGGTAATATTAGTAGTGTTAATAAAGTAAATTATGTTTATGTACAAAAATGTATTCATAATAGTAGTGAAATAATATTACTAATTAATACACTTTCTTATGATAAACAAGAATGTTTAATAAAAAATACTGTTGTTGCGTCTAGTGAAGAAGAAATAATTAATAAATATTTAAAAAGTAATAAGTCTATAAAAATTTTAATATATGGAGAAAATTGTATTGATAATAAAGTTATTGACAAATATAATCAATTATATAAATTAGGTTTTATTAATATATATGTGTATTTAGGGGGTATTTTTGAATGGTTGCTATTGCAAGATATTTATGGTGATGAAGAATTTCCAACAACTTCTAAAATAATTGATCTACTAAAATATGGAGGGCGTCATAGAGAAACAAAATAAGCAATTTATTTAGCAAGTTATTTAGCAAGTTATTTAACAAGTTATTTAGCAAGTTATTTAGCAAGTTATTTAGCAAGTTATTTAACAAGTTATTTAGCAAGTTATTTAATAATTTAGCAATTTATTTAGCAAATTATTTAACAAATTATTTAACAAATTATTTAACAATTTATTTAGCAAATTATTTAACAAATTATTTAACAAATTATTTAACAATTTAATAAGTTATTTAGCAAATTATTTTATTAGTAATTAACTAACTAATAAAATAATTAAATTACTAAATTTTTAAATATAATATATTTAATATATATATTAAATTATGGGTTTTTTAGATGGTCTTATGCAAGGAGGAACAGCACAAGAAGTAGGTCCTGTAGCGTATGGTGGTCAAGATGATAATGCTGGTGTAGAGGCATCTTTAAAAGCATTAGACAATATAGCACAGCCAAGTTCGGGCGGTAGAAGACGTAGAAAATCTTCAAAACGTCCAAAACGGCGGTCTCGCTCACATAAAAAATCGCACAGAAGAAGAAAACATTATGGTGGTAAATCACAATCGCAAGAAGAACAAGAGGAACAAGAAGAACAGGAAGAACAGGAAGAAGAAAATCAACGAGAGGAAGAAGAAGATGAAGAAGAAGAATTAAGCGGTGGTAGACGGAGAAGAAAAGGTCGTCGTGGAAAAAAAACACGTGGCAAAACAAGTTCTTGGATAAAGCACGTATTACATTATGCCAAGACACATAAAATGAAATATTTCCAAGCTTTAAAAGATAAAAAATGCCGTTCCACATATAAATCTAGCAAAAAGTAAGAAAAGCAAATTATACTTTTAACTTTCAATAATAATCATTATTAATAATTATTATTGAGCGAATTATTTAGCGAATTAATTTATATTTTTTCTGCGTTTTATTATTTTTATATTTGATATGCATACATTTAGTATATAATATATACTCTTGTAATAATGAATTCTTTATGGTTCGCACCTTATCTTTAAGCTGTTTCATTTTATCTTTTGCTTCAGCTTTATTTTGCTTATAACCGTTTATTTTGTCTTCGAAAGATTTTATATTTTTCAAAACGGCGTCTAATTCGTCAGTTATGTGTTGAGGGATTTCTTTATTCTTAAACGGAAGTTTTTTAGATTTATATTCAGATTTTTCTGCTTTAATTTTTGCTCTTAGAGAGATTATGAGCTCTTCTATGTCTTTTTCAATAGAATTTAAATTAGCATTTAAATAGACCGCATCTCTCAAATCTTCATTTTCAACGTGGCTCATTAATATAGGAACATTTATCATAATAGGTTGCGCAAATTGTGTAGGGTCTTTCTCTCTATTTAAATAGCTAATATAGCCAGATAATTTATTTGCCAAGACTTTTAGACCGGTTTCACTTAGTATATTTTGTGACGTCATATATTGCTTTTTAAACTCTTCTTTATTTGTAGTAATTTTTTCACTTTCATTAGTCATAAATAGGTTTGTTAAAGCAAACAATTCGAGTGGACTATTTGTAAAAGGGGTAGCAGTCATAATCATTAGCTTACACGAGTCGGGTCCAGAAACTTTATAACTATTACTTATTAAATTTTCCATAATTTCCATATTAGGTCGTTCGCTAGCCTTTAAATCTCCGCCGTATAATTTATGTGCTTCATCAATAATAATGAGTGTTTTATGTAATAAATCACGTGACCCATTTCGCTCGAGTAATATATCGTAAATAGCATTTTTACCAGCTAATAAATTACTAAATTGCTTATATGACATAGGATCTAACCAACTATTCGATAAAAGTCTTTTTCGTTCGCTCAAATTTTCAGGAAGTATAAGACCCTTATTTATTTCGTCAACTAATATTACGTGACATATTTGGTCAAAAATATTTTTCCATACGTCTCCTTTTAATGTTGTTCGTGTAACCCATAATATTGAATAACCGGCTTTTTCGAAACTAGACGAAGCAGTAGCAACACCTGTACAAGTTTTACCCGTTCCAACAGAGTGCCAAAGAAGGATTCCTTTATATGGTGACTCAGGAGTAAAATAGTCTGCTATAAATGTTTGAGTAGGATTTAGCGTAATAGTATTTGCAGAACTCGCATTATTTGCTTTAGGTGCGTCAACGCATTTATTTACAACATCAATAGGGTCCCAAACAAATTCTTTAGAATTATAATTTGTTATAATATAATCTCTCATTTTTATAAAACTCATTTTGGTAAATTTATTTTTATAACTCTTTTTAGAAGTTGTTTTTGAAGTTCTTACAGAGCTCGATTTAGATTTTGATGTATGCTTATGTGAGCTAGTTTTATATAAAATCATTGGATACTTAATATTTGTAGAATCATCTTCATTATTGATTACTAGTTCTAAAGCAAGCAGATCTTTTTTAATATCTAATAAATTATTATGCTTCTCAATAATATAGGGTATTCTAATATAACGCTGTGACCACTCTAAATTGACATGCTTACAAAATTTATTGTCCAAATCTTTCATATAATTACATAAAAATTGGCGAACATTTGCTTTTGCGTTTATTAATAATTGCTTGGGATGATTGTGCTTCTTATACACATATTTCATAAAATCGATACTAACAGGAATATCATTTGTGCTTTTTTTACCGCATTTACCCATACATTTTATATTATCTATTTTGAAAAATTTGGAATTGTCACTTTGTTTCTTAAAGTTGGGCTCGCCCGCTCCTGCTCCTCCCATTAAATAAAAGTCTTTTTCCATAAACTCTCTATTTAAATCATTTGCCTTATGTATATTTTTGGTTAAGTAATAGTCAACAGCTAATAATGGAGCTAATTCGTATAATTGTTTTGATAATTGTATCATTGCACTGTCAAACTCGCTATAATTCATAGTGGAGTCATTATATTTTTCTACATTTTTAAATAATAAGATGTCTTCGTCTTTATTATAACTTTCAAAATTATTTTCCATTAAGGACCTATTAGCGTACATTGTATCGCTTGTTATTTCGGGGATAGTTAAATAATAATTATAAACATAGAGAGGCCAACCAATATTTTTTTGAAATTCTAATCCTTTTTGCCCACACGTTCGTGTTGCGCGGCCAACTGTTTGTTTAAGGTCTGCTATTGTTATAGATGGTTCAAAAATATGGACATATTTTACATCAAATAAATCGATACCTTCTTTAAAGCCGCTATCAAGAATAATTAGTCGAACATTCTTTCCGTGTATATTTGCTGGGCGCTCATTATACATTTTTAATACTTCTTTTTTGATTTTTTCATTAAATGTTGTACCATAAACACTATTAGAGCTTAATAATGCAAAATTTTGATAATTAGACTTTTCAAGATCTAAATATAGCTTTGCGTTTATTTGATTAGACACCTTTTTGGATTTAAGTATGTTATTATAACCATTTGCTTGAAACGCTGATGCAATTATTTTAGCTCCGTAACCTCCTTCTTTAACATCAGAAAATATAAAATGTTTAAATTTTTTACCATGATATTTTACATCTTGGGCGTCTAGCTCTCTAATATTATTTAATAATTGAACCATTTTTGGAGAGGCTTCAGCTAATTCTTCATTTAATTTTTTAGGGTCGTAAGCCGTTTTGTCAAACTTATGGTAATTTGAGATTTTACTAAAATTAGCTGTTTTACGCATACAAGTAAAGATTTTTGCTCGCTTTTTCCTAGTGTTTTTTCTAATACCCGTTTTCTCTTTATTAGACTTTTCTTTATTAGCTTTTTTTGCAGTGCAAGTAACATTATTTTTATAACATTCCAATACTTTAATAAATTCGTCGCGGTCAATTGTACCACCTTTATCAGGATGATTTTTTTTTAACCAATCTCTTATTAATGATTTATCATTTAAACCATATTTACACATAATTTTTTCACATGACATAATATTATTAGTATATTATATTATAACAATATTATAAAATAATATACTAAAATAATA